AGTAAACGATATGTGTTTTTTCGCACCATTAGGAGTAGCTTTAGGAGCAACAGCAGGAACAACAGCAGCAACCACTTTAGGTTTAGCCGCAACAACTGCTGCTGTTGGTGTTACTTCCGCTGGTCTTCAGTTTGCAGGGCAACGACGCATGGCTAAACAGCAAGCTAGGTATCAAGCACAAGCAGCAGCAGCTGAACGTCAACGTTTCCTACAAGAACAAACTTCTCTTCGTATGCGTCAAGCACAAGAGCAGGAAGCGGTAGGTCGTGAGTTAGAACAAGTTAGTCGTAAGTCGCAGGAGGCATTAGCAAGAGCTAGGGTGTCTGCTGGAGAAGCAGGTGTTGCAGGAGCTAGTGTACAAGCATTGATGGATGACTACACACGACAAGAAGCAGGGTATCGTGCAGCACTTTTAAGACAACAGGAGTTAGGAGCAATAGGTACAGGACTTGGTATTGAACAAGCAGGGTTTGCTACGCAACAACGTCAGATCGGTATCGGTCGTCCTATAAATCGTCCTAGTGCTTTAGGGGCAGGATTAAGTGCACTTCAACAAGGTCTTAGCGGATATGCTACAGGTTTAGATATAGGAAGTAGATTACCCGGAACCGAAGCAGTAGGTAGTAGTCCTTTTAATGTTATTCAAACAGGAGACGCTCCGATGCCGGGACTAGCTGGTTCAAGGTATATGTATAGCGTAAACTAACATGGCAGAACGAGTACAAGTACAAGGATTAGGGGGAGCAGTCCCCGGTATATCACCTACCATTCAACGGGGAGGACAGTACGCTGTACAGGTTCAACAAGCAGGACGTAACAAGTTGATGGACCTAGCGGATGCGTTAGGACAAGTTAATCCGTTGTTGCAGCAGTACACACAAGTAGCCGATATAGAAGCAGAACAGTTTGAAGAAGAGTTAGCAGGTAAGAGTCCTGAAGAAATTCAGGCTATGCTGAAACAGACGGAAGGCGAACTAGACAAACAAGTACGTCGTGGTAGTTTAGGTTGGCTTATGTCTCCATTAAATCAGAAGCGTAAGCTGAAAGCAGTGGGACAAGCAGCTAGTCGTTTATTGATGGAAGATGTGTACAACCGTTTAGAGAGTCCACAAGCTGGTGATGAAGAGTTAAGCACACGTGAGATAATTGCACAGGTACAACAAAACTTTGTAGGAAATAATGAAGCGTTAACTAATTCAGTATTTGCACAGGAAGGACTACAACAAGCAGTTAATCCACAGATACTACCACTAGTTAGGCAATACGACGCACAGAAAGCACGTTTAGGAAAAGCTGAAACAAGTTACGGAACTTCGAGTGTGTTATATGATCAAGCTGAAAACATCGGTAGTATAGGTGAGTTCAACGAAGAGTCATCTCAAGCAATAACAGACGCATGGAGTAACTTGTCGTCGTTTAGTGTTGATGAGCAAAGAAATATAGTAGGTGGTGTTCTTCGTAAACTAGCTAATAACGGTCTCAAAGAAGAAGCTGAAGATTTATTAGACTTTGCTAAAAAGAATTTAAAGTTCGGTGCTGCTTCTATGTCTGATATGGACTACGAATCTTTTGATGAAGAGATAGATATTATAGCTAAAAGAGCAGAGGATAGACAGGAAACAGAAAGGGTTGAAAAAGTAAAAGAAACAGCTGCTGATGCTTTTAAAGCTTTACTGGATATACGTAACCCTAATATTGAAACAACTACCTTTGACGGTAAAACAATAACCACTGAAGAAGAGTTAAGAAACGCAGTTCAAGTTTCATCAGTTTTTGCCGACGATAACGAAGGTCTTAGAGACTTTGTAAAAACATTTGAATCAGATCGTGTTCAATTAAGAGACCCTATTGAATACTTAACGCAAGCAGCTTACCAACAAGTTGATAGTGATATTGGAACATTTATAGAACAAGTAGGACAAGAGTTTAGCACGGGTCCGATCTCGGTAGCATTTACTGCTAATACAGATATGTTTACTGAATTTCAAAATAATTTAATAATTGATGTATACGAAGAATCAGAGAGGCTTGCTAGAGAAAGTAAAGATAGCGATCCTTTTAAACTAAAGTTACAGCTTAGTCAGTTTGCTAGAACGAGAGGAAGGGAGTTAAAGAATCAACTTAAAGCGGATTTACGAAGTTGGAATGAGGATGAAGCTAAAAAAGAACCTAAATTAGTTACAAAAGGAGTAGCGGATGAAGCATCTGCTCCGAATTGGGTATTCCCTGAAACATTAGCTGGTACTCAAGGTAAAATACAAAATGACTTATCAGTTCTAAGTAATCCCGAAAATTTACCTAACGAAAAAGCTATTGCATATAAAAATATAGTAAATATATCTGACGAGGTTTTAGATGAAACCATTGATGAAATTACAGGAAGAAAGGAAAGGTATTCAGCTTCTTTTGGTTATGTTCCTGTGTATGGATTACCTCCCTCAAAAACAAAAGCCATGCCATATACGGTTGAAGAAATAAGAGCTAAAGAAATTTTAGTAGCAGGTGCTTTAAATGAACGAGGCGAACTCTTAAATATACAGGCTTTAAAAAGAAAAACAGTTAGAGGTATGCCTTTGGATTTAAAAAGATTAGACTCAACTCAACACTTTTTAATAACAGAGGAAGAAATAAACGAAGTTGAAGGATTAAAGAACGAAGAAATTAAAAAGCGTAAAAGCAATCCGTTAGTACGTAATATTATTGAAGTTACTGATTTAATGGATGTAACTGATTTAGCTAACTTTGTTATAGATCAAAAAGATTTATACGATAGACGTAAGAAAATAAAAGGATTTAAAACTTTAGAAAGAAAGTAAAATGGACGAAGATCAAAACATAACACCAGAGGAGCCTAATATGTTCCTTGATTTAGTCGCTGCACCGTTTCGTGGTATAGAGGGAGCATTGCAGGGTGTTTATAATTTAGCGGACTATTTAGCTTTTGATATACTTCCTGATTACGATACTAAGTTTTTAGGTAAGTCGAAGACTATGGCGGGAGGAGCTGTAGAAGGTATCACGCAATTTATCGTACCTTTTGGTGGTTTGTTTAAAGCAGCAGGGTTGGCGGGTAAAGCAGCTAAAGCAGGTACTATGACACAGAAAGCACTAACTGCTACCGCTCCTAAAGCTGTTATAGCTGGTGCTGCTACGGACTTTACTTTCTTTAACGGACAGGAAGCTAGGCTGTCTAATCTTATCCAACAAGTACCTGAGTTACAGAATCCAGTTACTGAGTTCTTAGCTTATGACGCAGATGAGGGCGAGATCGAAGGACGCATGAAGAATGTGTTGGAAGGCCTAGGTCTTGAAGCTATGGCGGGTGTTTTTATTAAATCACTACGCTCGATGAAGAAAATGCGTGAAGCTAAAGATAATAAAGCAAGCGCACTAGAAGTTGAAGAGATAGGTAGAAAAAGTTTAGAAGAACAAAAAGCATTTGAACCTGAACCTATACTAGAAGAGCCAACGGTGAAAGTAGAGGCAGAAGAAGTTACTCCTAAAGTTGAAGAGGCTGTTGAACCCGCTAAAGTAACTAAACCAATCATAGAATTTACACCGGGCAAAACAGAGGAATTTATTGATTCAGTTCCCGACAAGTGGAAAGATTGGACTAAGGCTGTCATTGGCGGTGAAAAACCTTCTTTACCTAGACTTGAGGTAGGCGAGGACATTGACTCTGCTCATAAGATTTTAAGTGCCGTATATAAAGCTGACCCTGAGAAACAAAAACGTTTTACTCAAGAATCTAAAATAGACTTTGCTGACGATCAGTTGACAGAAGTAATGCAGATGGCTGCTAACACAACCAAGAAACAACAAGAAGTAAGAGTGTTTCAGGAGGTGTTCAAAGACACTTTAAAAGGTGTCAGTGATAATGTAATGGATGCCGTCAAAGAATTTGAAGCTACTGAAAGCTTACAGTCAGAAGCAAAACTGCGTAATCATCTACAGGAGTTCTTAGAGGTATACGACTACTACAGGCAACTAGGTAGAGAGACATCTTTGACACTAGCGATGCGTAGGGAGAAAGCTCCTATATCAAGAAAGGTAGGATTATCTAATACAGACATACAAGAGACGGCTTTAGTACGTGAGTTCTTAAATAAAAATTCAGGCAGTATGCCTCCTAAGAAAGCTGTTAAGTTATTAAAAGATATGTTTGATCCTGATGATAGGGATGGAACAATTCGTAAGCTTTTAAAATTTTCTAAAAAGGCACAAGGTAAAAGCTTGTTAGACATGACGATTGAATTTTGGGTTAACTCTATATTGAGTGGACCTAAGACACAGATGGTTAATGCATTAGGTTCGTTTATTACACAAGGTTTAGGAACCATAGAGTTAGCTGCCGGAGGTTTATTAACAGGTAACCCTGCTTTAGTTAAAGCTGCTTTTGCATCGTGGGCTGATTACGCCATGCTAAAAGAAGCATTCAGTACTGCAGGTACAGTGTTTAAGCAGGGAGAGGAAATGCTTGATGTAGGTAGAGGTACATTAGAAGGAGACGCACGTCGTGCTATTACCTCACAGAATGTTGAACTACTAACAGGCAAGAAACTTAGTGATCCCATGAAGAAAGCTATAGACAACATGAGTGCTTGGGGTGTTAGTTTACCAGCTAAAGGTTTATTAGGTACTGACCAGTTTTTCAAATATCTTGCATTCCGTCGGGCAGCTAGAGTCAAAGCTAGTATGGATGCTATAAGTAAAGGCATAAAAGACCCTGAGAAACTATCTGAATATGTAGAGGGGATGTTAGACAAAGTAACGACGCAAGGCGGTGCTTATATGTCACAGGAGACACTTATTAGAGAAGCATCTAAGCTGGCTGACTCCAAAGAACTAAAAGGTGCGTCTAAAAGTTTCTTCATTAAAAAATACTTACAAGATAACTACGACGAAGAAGCTTCTGCTTTAGCTCAATATGCTATAGAAGAATCACGTTATTTTACGCACACTAGAGAACTCGAAGAGGGAACTATTGGTAAAAGCATACAAAAAGCAACAAACAATCACGCGGCTTTAAAGCTTGTTATGCCGTTTGTACGTACACCTGCTAACTTATTAAGCTTTGCTTTAGAACGCACACCGTTATCAGTTCCTATCAAAGTACCGGGTACGAATAAAATCATAACTACACCGGGACTAAAGAGCGAAGCGGAAGGATTGATGCAAGGAATGAAAAGTGCCGATCCTATAGTGCGAGCACAGGCTTATGGTAAGTTTACTACTATGGCAGGTATGGTAGGTATTTGGTATCAAATTGCACAGGATAATGCCGAGTTTATTACTGGCGGTGGTCCTAGAGATGAGAAGAAAAAAGCTGCATTGATGGCTACAGGATGGCGACCATACAGTATAAAGATCGGTGATACGTACTACAGTTATCAAAGGCTTGATCCTATTGCTTCTATATTAGGTATAGCTGCTGATGTTGTCGAGACAGGTAAAGCATCTGAACGTGGTTTTGGTGAATCAAATTTAGAACACATGACGATAGCCTTGATTACGTCGTTGTCTCGAAATGCTGCCAATAAATCTTACTTAGCAGGTGTCCAGTTGTGGGCGAATGCTTTGGAAGACCCTGAAAGATTTGGTGAAAGATTAGGCAGGAATTATGTAAGTTCTTTTGTTCCCAATGTATTATCACAGATGCAAGATTACGATACACAAGCTATGAGAGAAGTACGTAGTATTGGGGATGCTGTGCTAAGAAAGTTTCCGAATGGTAGAGAACAACTTGATCCTCGCAGAAATTTATTAGGAGAAGAGATCATGGTAGAAGCTGGTGGTATACCAGTATTCAGTGCTTTCAATCCTATAGCTAAGTCAACCGACAAGAAAGATTTAATAATGGACGAACTAGCTAGTCTAAATTATGCATTCAGAATGCCCGACCCTTCTGAGAAAAATATAAACTTTTTGGATTATACTAATGCAGCAGGAAGGACAGCACACGATAGAAGATTAGACTTATTGCAAAAAGTACGCATAGACGGTAAGACATTAAGACAAGCTCTAACATCTTTAATTAAATCTGCTAGTTATCAACGATTAGAAAGAGAGACTTTTGATACAGGTTTTCCTAGTCCTAGAGTACAGGAAATAAGTAAAGTAATGAAGAGGTACAGAAAGCAAGCTAAGAAAGAAATGTTGCAAGAGTTTCCCGAACTAGCTGGAGAACTTGATAACATGAATAGACTACAAGCACGGCTAAGAACTGGTATGCAACGTGAAGATGTGCTTGAACTCCTCACTCAATAAGTAATAATATAATATCATGGCTAACACCTACGTAGACTACACAGCGACATCCGATCAAGTTGCTAACGGCTTTTCTTTCTCCTTTCCGTATCTGTCGGACAACAACGGAGTAGCTCTAATAGATGTATATGTACAAGGAGTAAAACTTTCAACTTCTGCTTACACGATTTCTACATCCCCTAACAAAATAGTAATACCGAGCAGCAGTGTAGCCGTAGGTAATGCAGTACGTATTGTTCGTAACAGTTCAACTGTTGACCCACTGGTAGACTTTGTTAACGGATCGGTACTGACAGAATCAGAGTTAGATCGTGCGTATCTTCACAACTATTATCTGTCGCAAGAAGCGGCGGAAGGTGCTGGCGGTGAACAACTTACTAAGAAAGGTACTGATCACTACGATGCTGACGGTGCTAAGATAACAGACTTAGGTGACCCTACGGACGCACAAGATGCTGTTACAAAAAGCTACGTTGATACTCAAGACTTTGCAGATCGTGCTTATATTGATGCATTAGGACTCGACCACTTTGACGGTAGTAACTTATCAGCTAATGTTGATATGAACGGCAATCGTTTTACTGACGTAGCTGACCCAATTGGAGTAAGAGATGTTACAAATAAACAATACGTAACAGGAGTAGCAGATCAGTTAACACTAGGTACTGGTGCTCCTCCGGGCTTTTCTACTTTTACACAAACAGGAACCGATACAGACTTTGAATTAACTTTCACACCTAACCACGGTGACTCTCAATCTTACTTAGTAACAGTAAACGGAGCAGTACAATCACCCAACGACTATACGATAGTAGGAGGTTTAAATGTACTACGCTTTGACTCAGCTCCAGCAGCTAGTGCTTCTATTGTTATTATTGAGAGAGGATATAGATACGCCTATTCTTACATGGCAAACACTTTAGACTATGGCTCTGTAGCTGTAGCAGGAGCAGACGACTACGTCGATTACGGAGCAATACTATAAAACTTAATAACTATGAGTAACATACAAGTACAATTACGAAGAGGAACAACCGCTCAACACGGTAGCTTTACAGGAGCACAAGGTGAGCTAACAGTAGACACCGATAAGAACGCATTGGTATTGCACGATGGAGCTACGGCAGGTGGTGTTGGTATGACTAACGCAGACGTTACAGCGACAGGTTCAACTATAGCTAGAAGTCTTGCTGATCGGTTTGGAGAGATTGTTAACTTGTTAGACTACGGAACGGTAGATAATCCAACCAATACGTCATCTACGTTTAGTGCTGCTGTTGCAGCTGCTTCCTCTAACAATGGTGCTATTCTTATACCTGACGGTACATACACTATTGCATCTCCTATACGGACGACTAAGCCGATTAAACTGTTAGGTAAGTCGGTTACGATTATTGCCGACTCTTCTTTTACAGGTATTGATTTCACAGATGGCGGTGGTACTACAAATTTAAAAGCAATCTTAATCTTTAACCCTACCAATGAAATTAACACAACGAGCGGTACCAGAGAGTTTGGAGCTTTTGTTGATGACGGTATCTTTTTAGATTGTAACTACAACAGTGGAACAAGTACAGCTGCTGCTGATTATGGTTTGTTTGTGGAAAGAATGCCAAGGTCTAAGTTCATGTGTGATGTGGACGGAGCTAACCAAGACGGTATCAGAATAAACTATTACTGCTGGGGCGTAGAACTATCCAATAACTCAGTATCGTCCTCAGGTGAAGCGGGGATTGTGCTTAATAAAGCGTTCAATGGCGGTGTTATAAATAACCCTAGAATATTTAGAGGAGACACAGGAGTTAACCCTAAGTTTGGAATAAAAGTGTCCAGAGGAGATTCCGATAATAATGGTATAACGATACAAGGTGGTTATATCCAAGATATGCTGGGAACAGGAAGTAACGACGGACACGCTTTATTCTTTGACGCACGTTGTGGGCCTGTTTTCATAAGTGGTATAGATATAGAAAACATTAACGGTGGTGGTAGTTGTTTGTACGCTGTTGGTGATTACCCAAGTAACCCCACAGGAGGAAACAGAGTAGCTGGGCCTATAACTATCACAGGAAGTTATTTACAAGCTAATACCGGGTCTATAATCTATGCGGAACAGTACTACGTAAATGTAGTTAACTGTCGTTTCAGGGAACCGTCAGGAGGTGGTGCTACTTATAAACGCTTCGAGACTCCGGGCGGAACTGATAACGGTGTTATTGTCGCTGTTAATAATGAGTATGAAACTACAGGGCCAACGATTGTAGATGGCAGTAATGTACTTGTACAACAACGCAAGATAGGTACTAACCAAACGTTTAATTATGTATCTACTAGGTCTGTTGCTTACACAGATGACTACTCGGTTTACAACTACGCTTTTAGAGATGATCCATCAAGGGAGTCTGGTAAATTAAGATTTACTAATTCCTATCAAGGTGGGGTAAATGAGCGTTATATTTCAAAAGCAGTCTTATCTACTAGCGATTACAAACACGCTACAAGTTCTTACGGAACAACGAGTGTTGAAGTGGATTCTGTTAGTAACTCGTTTTCACCGACTACTGATAATGTACACGATTTAGGATCAAGCTCTCAACGCTGGAAAGATGTGTATGCTTCTAATGCAACTATTCAAACATCTGACAAGAATCAAAAAGAGCAAATCGAAGAGTTAAGTGAAAAAGAAAAAACCGTTGCTGTTAATTGTAAGTCGTTGATTCGTAAGTTTAAATGGAAAGATGCGGTACTTGAAAAAGGTACTGACGCTCGTTTTCATTTTGGGGTTATAGCCCAAGACTTAGAAAAAGCATTTAGCGATGGAGGTTTGGATGCAAGAGATTACGGCATTTTTATCGAAGCTAAATGGTGGGAGGACAGCGAAGGTAACCGTGTAGCTGAAGACCTTGAAGGGGCTGTTGAAAAGTCTATGTTAGGCGTTAGGTATAATGAGCTTCTAGCATTTATCATTTCAGCATTGTAACCAATGACCGAAACCCTCTCACACTTTCTCGACTCTGCCCTTGCTATTATATTAGGTGTTATTGGATGGATGATTAAAAAGCTGACAGATCGGTTGGATAGTGATGAGAGACGTTTGACTAAGATAGAGGTGGAACTGGCTGCACAACGGGAACGAGACACTGCTGTTGAGAACCGTATGGGTGGTCTTGAAACAAATATTAAAGAGATAAACACTAAGCTTGATCGTATGATGGAGCTGCTAATGAAGAGATAGATATGCCAAAAGGATTATACGCAAACATTAACAGAAGAAAGAAA